CACTTGTTATGTTTTGTACTAAGTTATCTTGTATCAAGGTACGAGATACTAAACAAATATAATAAGTCAACAACTCTGAAAATCTATACTAGATTTATGATTAATAAGTACTCATGGTTCTTCTGGAGATGGACTACATGTGAACGAGTGATATGTCACCTAAATTGGAGCATGGATGTAAAGTCTGGCGCTTCAATGGTGCATGAGCTCACACGTGAAGGATATGTTCATAGAGAATTTCGCGAGAAATTCCAAAGCCGTAAATTCACTAGTGTGGTTGGTACTAGAAGTTCCCACTCCCATGGGAAATTGGCAGCCACACGTTCGGCCTATCAAGATCATTGTTTACAGGTATTTAGAGAAGCAGGTTTAAAACCGTACATCGTAGCAAAGTCTTATTCCCAACGGGAGCTAACAGGTAATAGCTTGTTATATTCTCCAAAAGATTTTGTAAAACCAATATCAGGAAGAGAAGACTGGGAGAACACAAATTCACCAGTTTTTCTTGCTGATACTGCGTTTCATGACGATGAGTTGCCAGTTAAACTGTCCAAACTTAATCAACCTGTAATCTTGTATACAATGAATGTTATGGGCGGTTCTTCTAATGAGGAATGGAGTTACCGCTGGATCTCTGAAGACACCATTAAGTTTCAAGTAAGGGGTATGGCAGAGTATACGCATAAATTATGGGACTTTGATAGAGACTACGTTATTACGTGTTCAGAGTATCAAGTGACAATATATCTATGTGACACAAAGCTATGCTCCATATTTGATTCAAAATGGAGTGATGAAACTCATAAGATAGTGTGCTTAACTCCCATATACTCAACCAAGGACCCATTGAGTATGAGGCGTGTTAGCTCACTAGGCTCACACCTTATGAGAAAGAGAATTGAAGTAATTGATGAGGCTTACATCCTTGATAATGTTGATCATGTTGTTGTAGGCAGACTCAATTACCCGACGTCAGTCAAAATTGACTGGATGGACATGTGCAATTGGACAAGTGCATCCAGTAAATTGATACCCTCTTCAATAAATTCTGTTCTGTCAGGTACAGACTTTACTGACCCAAGCCGAGTTAAACGTGTTGGGCACCTGGTCCTTAGTGTATTGCGTTCTAAAGTACCATTCACTAAAGGAGCAGCACATACAGGTTTAACTACCTACCATTACCGAGTCACTGATTATGATGATATAACATGTGACAAACCACTCATGAAAACATTCATGAACCCAATAGTGCCACTCTCTTATACTCCCACCAAAGCCAAATCAGCGCTATTAGTAGCCATTCAACGAAGAGTTGTTAACTTTCAGCGTGAAAATGCTAAAGATCTTTTTGCAGACACAAAGTTTGTCAATAGATGCTTCAGAAGTGCTCACAAATTTTGTGAAACATTTCTGAAACAACATAAACATAGTGTCCATTTAGCTGAATGGGATGCAATCTTTGACCATTTTGTTGAAAAAGGAGATTCGAAATTCAAGAAGCAAGTTTATGATTTACTTGACTCTGGATTCATCACCAAATCAACATTTGTCAAGGCTGAAACCTATTCAGATATAAAAGATCCTAGGGTTATAACTCAATTCGACCTTTTCACAAAATATAATTATGCCCGAGTAATGATTCCAATCATGGAGTTGATCAAGAAACAATCTTGGTATGGCTTTGATGAACCAGCTAGAATAGCACAAAAAGTGCAAAACCTAGCGGTGAACTCAAAGGCTGTACTATCTTCTGATGCTTCACGTTGGGATGGTCATAAAACTGTTGTGCAAAGAGAATGTCTGTTAATAGTATTGCTGTATTTGGTACATCCAAAATACCATAAATTAGTAACAGAATTGTTTTGGCAACAAGTTGGAATCTATCTATATGAACAGTTATCCGGATCAATGGATACTGCATGCTTTAATGGACTTGACATGAAAATGTTATTCTTTATAGTCGCACGTGAGTTGAAGATAGACATAGATGGACTCTTTGCTGGAGATGATGCTATCATTGGATTTAAGGACAAAGTACCAGACAATAATATGCTTAACAAAATTAGTCAAGTGGCAGTCAAAGTTGGACACAAACTCGAATTTGAAGTTAGTGTTCCTGGTGAGCCAGTTGCTTTTTTATCACGCATATTTGTTGATCCATGGTCTTGCCTTGATTCACAGTGTGATATAAAACGCCAGCTAAGTAAATTCCATACTACAGCAAAACATTTAGTTACTAAAGCCGATAAAATAGATAAACTAGTAAAGAAGTGCTATTCATTTTATCTCACGGATAGAAATACACCAATTATAGGTGAGTTTGTTACAAGGGTTGTTGAGTTAGCTCAAGACCCACGATGTGAAGACATAAATGATTATACAGTAGCGCTTGAACCTGATGTAGAAAACTACTGGAGCAAGTTTGAGAACAACTTCCCAAATGATGTTTCATTTGATGTTGTTCCAGAGGATTTCTTGCCAAACTATGATGATTTCATCAAAGAGATCTCTAGTTACACAAGATTGGACCAATTCCTCTCAATAGAACATAAACTTGCTGAACCGGCACATGAAGAAACAGTAGTCATCACCGCTCAAGTGGACAAAGATCTTAAGCCAGCGTCAAAGAGGCCTCGCACTAAAGAGACTGCGAAAAAGATCAGATCCCGTCACACCAAGAAGGTGAGCAAAATCAAAAGTGAGGGTTAATTGTTCCTTAACCTGAAGCTGCTTAATTTCCGT